TCATACTCCTGAGCAAACTGGTCAGAAGTCATAGCCTCTCTAGCGCTCGTCAATTCCTCATGGTCAAGTATGCCAGTTTCACTAGCCTTGTGAATCGCCGTATACCAACCATCACTAATAACCGCCTGCTCATACATTTCATAAAAAGCATTTTGCCCCTTTGGCGTTCCTACGAAGAAACACCAGCCTTTACGGTCAGACAATGCAGGTCTGATAATCTCCGGGAATACACTCTCCGGCATGTCAGCTACTTCATCCATAAAGCAACCGTCCAAATAAATGCCTCGCAAACTGTCCGGGTTCTCAGCGCCCAGCAGACTAATACGCGCACCATTCGGTAAATCACACCTAAGCTCAGTCTCATGAAACTTAGTGCCCGGTATCTTACTAGCAAACTGCTTTAAATAATCCCATGCAACAGCCTTAGCCTGCCGATATGTAGGCGCTAGGTAGGCATATCTAGGACTAGGCTTAGAACACAACACAGCAGCCCTGAGAAGATGATTAATAGCCATAACCGTCTTGCCCATACGCCGATGACATACAATGACGCCCCAGCGGTGACTATCCAGATCAGCGTGTAACTGCGCCTGCAGCTTCCGGGGCGTGTAAGGTATTACTATCTGCATCGCTGCCCTTTATCATTAACTCTGACCAATAGCCGTGGTGGGTGCCACGCAGGCCGGGGGTCACTACCCGCCAGCCAAGCGCCTGATAGCGCTCTACATCGCTGTGAGGAACGTAACGAAGCGTGTGAGCGTGAGACACTATCTAACCCCATATTATGCTATAGATCCCTGCGCCCCATCGCTGGGGGTGGTAGGGGGTCGCTCAGGGATTTGCCGCCCTGTTTCTGGAACAATGTTGGAACACACAGCGCGCTGCAGCTGTGCATTTATTGTGGAGCAAGGGACACAGCCCGTAAGAGCCCTGGCCTGCCAAGCCGTTTTTCTGGCGGGGTATGCTGCCTGCTTCGCGCGCGTAGATAGGCCACACAGGACATGCATTTTATATATCATTCCCCAACAGTTACTTCACCGTTAGCCCATGACAGTGTGATGCTGCCAGCGTTTGTTGCGTCCTCTTTCTTGTCACGCAACCCAAAAGGCTGTGACCTGGCAAACGTCCATTTAAGGCTATCTATCTCTAAACGCCTACGCTGTACCTCAGCATTAACAACCTTAGCATCGAGCTCAGGCGGCAATGGTGAAGTAGCCAAATCAATAATCTTATCACCGTAATACTCAGCTTGCAGTATCCGGCCACGATGGTACATATCGTAAAGCTCATCATCAGCCTGCACTGCCCTAGTCACAGAGCGGTAACTGGGCATAGCTTCATCCTTACAGATCTGCACCAATGTCTCACCACTGGCCAGCCTGTTGGCTATGCTTTCCATTACTTTCTTTGTGACTTTCTTTTGCATTCTATCTCCAAAAAGGGACAGCCCTTGCGGTTGGAACACAAGGGCTGCAAGGGTTTGTCAGGGAGGAATGTGCAACAATACTAGATGTAGTATCATTGTAGATAAATCTTACTAGATTTCGCGGCATTCGTCACCTGACAATCGATAATATAAACGCACTAAAGCATCCTGATACCCAGCTTTTACCCGTCTTGGGTCATGCAGTCCCAACAGCTTTGCAATCTTAGACCATTGTGCTCCACGCTGTCTAAACGCAGCGCTGTGTGCAACAGCCCAAACAAGCTTTCTATCTTCCATTGGCATCAACGGTGTTAGCTCTAGCGCTTTATCAAACTGGCTGATTTGCTCTGAGGTTGGCTTAAGTATTGTTTGACCAACTTGCGTCCATCCGTATCCGTGCCAATCGAGTGGGTAGTCTGGCCATGAAGATAGCTTTGCACGGCGAACAGCAGCTGGCATTTTTCTATCAGTTTCTGCTGCTTCAAGAAACAAACTGTGCAATTCACTTATATCCATTTTTGAGCTCCAGCTGTTTGATGAAGTAATGCTTCTCGAACTCACTCATGCGGCTCAATGCTCTCATGACCTCTTTGTAGGCATCAATGCTATGAGAGCGCCTGAGCGGCTTTAAAACGCGGTCTAAGCGATATCCCCACTCATCTATCTTTCTGCGCTCAATGGCACGGCGATAGGCTGGCTTTGTATGCTTTGCTGTTTTGGAAATGATTCGCTGAATGTCAGCTAGCTTAGTAGAGCTAGCTATGCTTTCTTTATATAAGCTATTTATGGGTAAGCTAGCTATATCAATAGCTGTATCGCTAGCTATATAGCTAGCTTGCGTAGCTAGCTTCTCCTCAGCACGCTTGCTGATTTTATCGTCTTCGTTCATTCCGTCAACCCCTTTTCTAAATTACCCCTGTAACATTCCTCACTGTCACAGATTACCTTGCCAGACATGAGCAGCAGCCAGCCGCCATCTCTAACCCAATGAACCTTGCCGCAATGGCAGCAAGTCCTCTTCGTTGTCACAGTGCTTTGCGTTGGCAGCTTTGCTTTGCTCTTGCTCTTCTTCTTCTTCAATACTCATCCCCATAATCTGCAGCGTCATTTGCTCCAACACATAAGCTTCAGTAAGCAGCCCCTGCCCGTTGCTGGTTGGCCGCATTGGTTCGATATCCCACGCCTCTGCAATCAAAAACAAACCCATGTAATCGTTTACAAGCCGTGACATTTCTTGCCGGGCTAACTTCTCTGCGCACTCTCTAATCATCTTTTTGAATCCAATAAAGGTTGGGGTCTCCCCGGTGCCCGGCTTCCCACACAAACCACGCAAACGCCATCTTGCCTGAGCCATACCAGCTTTCCTGATGGTCACCGCGTATCATCGTCAGTCTGTGGCTAAAGACATAAACCCTTGCCGGGGGATTGTCCTTGAACAGCCCCTGATAACGCCTACTGCCTTCAAGAAAAGCCAGACGCAGCAGCCATGCATGTTTGGTGCAACCAAGATCAATAGCCTTCTTGATGAAGCTCTCAGCCAATTTGTAAGGTGGATTTGTTATGAGGTGGTCAGCTGCGCGCTCAGGCTCCATTAAAAAATCAACATTGACCAACGCATCCATGTAGCCGTAATCATTTAAATCTGACGCCACAACATCATAGCCTGCCTTCTCACAAACCTTGGCTATTGCACCATCACCAGCTGCAGGCTCCCAGACAGTCTTGTTAAACTTCTCACGGCTTAACAGCGCAGCTGTGGCGCTGGGCGGCGTAGGATACCAATCGTCTTTCTGCCTGTTGCTAATCAAGGCCTAAATCCCTCAAACTCAGGCTGTCACCATCATCTGTAATTTCATCCCAAATATCATCTAGATCCCGACCCTTATCTTTTGGCGGCTGATAAACAGGCTTCTTGGGTTCCAGCTGCTTTGATTTGGCCGGCATTTTGGGAGAGTTTACTTTAGGCGAATGCCCCACAATCTTTTCTTCGGTTGCAAATCGATGGCCGCATGCTTTGCATTTACGGCGCCTGTTTACAGCCCTGCCGTCCGTGCGGCTATCCAATACTTGGCTAGATTTATTGCAGCGTGGGCATCGCATCTAACTCTTCCTCTTCCTCTTCATCTTCAGTCAGGTGCCGCCAACCCCGGCCATCACAATCTGAGCAATCAGCTGGCGCTGTTGTCAGGTAACCGCCATGTTCATAGTCAATGACAGCAACCTCAGCCGAAACAGTGCCTGTCGCGTCACACTCTTCACACTCAATGACGGTTTCCCAAATGCCGGGGATGCTACTAACCTTCATGTAATTAGGCATCAGCCCCCCTTTGCCAGGGCTATTTGCTCTAGCCATTTTGTTTTTGGATTGTCTCTGAGCTCAATGTGCATACTGAGAAAAGCGCGCACTTTGGCCAGCTTGTTCACGGTAACCACCAAACAGTCGCAGCCTTTTAATTCTTCTTGAACCGCCTTTTGGTTTGCCGACAATGTGCCGCGCTTTGGCGCCTTTAATTCTATAAAAATAGGCTGAGGAATGCCGTCCCAGAAAAACTGCTGGCGCACAAATATTTCGATATCCGGCCAGCCGCTCCTCATCCCCAGCGCTTTAAGCCTGGCATTGTACGACACATGGCGCTTGCCTTCATTGGGGCTATGGTGAAACACAGACCCAGCAGGCAAGGCGTGGCCTAGCCATTGAGAAACTATTTTGTGTAGCTCATCCTCTGTCATGATTCAGCTTGTAGAAATCATTTGGCTGCACCGCCCCGGCAGTAACATCCATAATGATCATCATATATTTTGGGCTGGGGATCATGGCTTGCGGGTGATGGCTAGGCAAACACCAGCGCCGCACAATCGTTGCATGCTTTGCGCCGAACATTGCTGCCAATGCCGCAAAAGTTAAGCGCTTCTGTTGTCTATATTCATCAAGTGTCATACATATTGGCGTACCATGTCTTGACATATTTAGTCAATGTAATTAACTCTAGAAAAGTATTGTGACAGATAAGGACATATGTACAATGGTAGCCTATCCAAAATATGAAGAATTCGCTATGGCTAACAATTTAGATAAAATGATTCGGAAGAGCGGCATGTCCAACAGGCAGGTGGCTGAAGAAAAAGGCATCAAGCCTGAGACACTGTCCCGCCATAAATCAGGTGCTATTAATATTTCGCGTCAAGATGCTGAAGACTACGCGCAGATTTTAAATTGTCTGCCGCAACAAATTATGTACCAAAATGCGCCAATACCACTTCTGGGAACAGTCAAAAACACAGAAGAAAAGGGCTGGCACGTTGTGCGTGACCCGAATGCAAATTGGTATAGCGAAAGAGAGACAGTTCCTTGCATTTTTTTGAACAGTCATTTTAACCACCACACAGTAGCTCTAAGGTGGCAAGAAGAAATTGATGGCCATTACGGTTGGTTAAGCAATTCTATTTTTATTTTCAGCATGGAAAAGGCGCGCTTCAATAAAGTTGACCCCGAATCAATTATGAAAAACGGGCTAATACGAGAGCGAGACACTGGGCGGCTGTTGCTTGGCGCAGTATACCCTAACCCTGGAAAGAAAACCTTTACGATTTACAACGGTGACGGCCTGTTTAAAACAGAGGAAGATATAGACGTTGAATGGTCAGCCCCTGTCTTGGCCGCCAATCTTCGCCCAGACCTGCGTGAAGCAGAGATAGTTGAGGTCAAAAAAACAGAAGTTGGCGGCGGTACATGGCACACGCTTGACCCAGCACATCTCAAAAAATATGGTAGGCCTTACAGCTAATTTGATTTCATAACGACATATGCTTGACATCTGATGTCAATATAAATAACCTCTCTGTAATACCAAGCAGAGGGGTTTTTATATATGGGCTTCCCAACTACACCCACATGGGCGTCATCAAAGAATTTCCTATGGCACAGCAATCCTGAAAGCAGGCCGCTCTGCCGGACTTACTTTGACAAATGTT